CTTTTGTCAGTCATCACAAGGAGTTTCCCTATGACAACGAACAGGTTTCGCTCTCGTGGTACCTACACACTCAAAGCCAAGTCGGTTCCGTGGCAATCGTACGATGCGGAAACAAACGCATGTACGGCAGGTCAGTCCTTTGCTTGGGCTAACCGCACCGCGGTTTCGACTGGTGACTGGGTCGGGGACCGCCAGACAATGACCGACGTTGTTACCGCCGGCTTCAAACGCAAACAGTCTGCGGGTACGATCATCATGAATCCGATGACGTCCCAAAAGGTTGTGATCAATGAAGCCATTGTTAGTGGCTCCCTGGACTTTTTAGGGAATTACTGGCAATGCGGGTCGAGCAGTCCCTATCGCTATCAATCGCGATATACGTTCGACGGAAACACACTTCTCTCAGCGCTCAATGTCGGTTTTGAACCCAACATTGTGGCGAACCACTGGGGTATATCGAGCTTGTTCACGACGAGTGAGCTCGAGAATATGATTGACGAAGCTTCTACCAAGTGCCACAACGCGAGGGGTCGCTCAGACTTCAACATCTGGGAAACCCTTGCCGAGCGACGTGAGTCGTATCGGCTCCTCTCGTCCTACCTCAAGAGTGCGGCCCGCGCCGCCAAAAGCCTTGAAGTCCGTGCAACCAGTCTCCCGAAGGGGAAGCTGATCAACGGACGCTTCTACGCCTTCCGTCCAAGGAAGAGCAGAAGTGGCTATGGCAGTGCGGAAAACCTCACTCAGGCAGGCCTTGAGGCGCACCTTATCACTGAGTACGGCCTCAAGCCGTTGCTGAGTGATGTAAAGGGTGTTATGGCAGGTCTGGGAAAGTCCACCGGCGACGTCCGCCGTACCATTCGTGGTACGGTCTCTGACGGTCGTAGTAAGAGTACTACCGCACAAGTAGACCTCATTCCCAGTCATGTGGCGGCACAACGTGTGTCGCTTACAACTGAGGAAATCATGGTCCGTGCGATGTCTCTCGATGAATGGCGTGTTACGTCCCTTGAGAATGTGGGCTTTTCCGCGAAAGGTTTGATAACCCTTCCGTGGGAGCTCATCACTCTCTCGTTCGTTGTCGATTCGTTCGTCAACGTCGGAGATTATCTTGGGGCGCTCGTGCCAACGCCTGGTGTGACGCAGCTTGGTGCATGCATCGTCTACTCTCACACTCGATCGCTTACAAATACCATTTCGGGCGCGAGCCCTGTTGGCATAGCGGTCGTGAACTCAGCACCCATTGGGGTGAAAACTGGGGTCGAGAAGCTAGTGGTCCGTGTACCTGGGTTACGCGTGCCTTCGCTTGTTATTCGCTCTGACTTCGGACTTGATCCGGAAATTGAGCGGAACAGGCAACGCATCGTAAATTACTCGGCATTAACGGTGCAGCGCCTTATCAGCGCTCGCCGTGCCATTTCTCGTTTGTTCTCTTAAGGAGTTATCCTGATGTCTTTGACTTTCAACACCAAGACGTATACCGCTGATGGTTTCGGCAGTGATGCCGTAGCCTATATCGGTGCAGCCAAAACCGCTTCTACGAAGGACGATCTGTCCCTTCGTCGTCAGCGGCCCAAGCAAACCGAGGCCTTCAGCGGCCTGTCGCGTACTTCTGCGAAGATGACTCGGACGCTCACCCTTACCGGGGCCAAAACCCCGACCGGTGATGCGATTCTGAGCGTCGATGTCGCTGTCCCTGTGGGCTATGCGGGTGCGGATGTTGATGCGCTGCTCAACGATATGGGGGCGCTCTTGTCGAGCGCTTCCTTCAAGGCCCACGTGAAAGCCCAGCAGATTAATTTCTGATGGACAGGATCGTGGTTCTCCTGCTGGCCGTGTCTTTCTTGGCCAGCTACGTCGTTGTGCACGTGGTCGATGCAGCCTTGGCTGCACAGACCCATCAACTTAGAGGTTCGACCTATGAAAAGGCCATCTCGGGCTACCCGTTACAGCAAAGTAACCCGTAAGCTCTCCGCGACTTCGCTGAATGCCTATTGGGCAGTGATTCGCAAATTGAGTTCCAGCCACGAGTTCCCTAGGCAGGACGAATTCCGGGCGGCAGCTGCCGCACGGGACGTTCCTGCTCTGTTAGATCTCGCTGATTACCTGTCCGAACAGAAGTATCCGGACGCCTATACGCATTACGTAGGCAATCAGATCGCCGCACTTGTGAGGAAGTTTCCCTTCCCTGGCTTTGAGAAGCAATTCAAACCAGAGGAGGTGGCTTTCCAGAAGTTCTTGGCCGCAGAGCAGAGATGCTCCCGGTACAATAGACTTCTTGCTGCTCGCGCCCGTCTCGGGCGTGAAAAGCACTCAGAGACGTTTCACCGTATGAGGGAGTGGATCCAGTATGTTCTTGGACCCGCTCCAGTTCTACGCGATGTCTTTGGTGAGTGTGGCTTTGGTCCTGGCGCTGCAATAGGAACACATGGAAATGCCACGAACGGTGGGCGCAAGCTCACCGGCAAGTGGACGTGTTCCCCTAGTGCGCGAAGCTATTTTACAGCTGCAGTGTTATCGAATGCGTTCATGCGCAGGGCGTTGTTTCCCCTCCATGGCGGCTTCTCCGACGGCACTTCTGACCCTATCGCGAAAGCGGTCAGGCGATGTGAAATAGTACTCCATAACAAAATCGAGTTCGTCCCAAAGACGACGAGGACCTTCCGGTCTATCGCCGTTGAGCCGTTGGGTAACGGCTTTGTCCAGAAAGGGATCGATCAGGTGATGCGAAAGCGTCTCAAACGTATTGGTCTCGACCTTGGACTTCAAGCCCCAAATCAAGAGATGGCCCGTCAAGGGTCGCTCGATGATAGCCCGGCAGGTTTCTGCACGATTGATCTGTCGAGTGCTAGCGATAGCATCTCTATAGAACTAGTGCGGTACTTGCTGCCTCCTGCGTGGTTCGAATTACTGAACGCGCTTCGGAGTAAGAGCTACGAGTATAACGGGGTGACCCGTACGTACGAAAAGTTCTGCTCTATGGGCAACGGTTTCTGTTTCCCACTTCAAACTCTCCTCTTTGCCGCCGCTTGTCACGCAAGTGACTGCGGGCGCCCGAACGCGGATTTCCGCGTGTACGGTGATGACATAATTGTCCGGCAGCGCCAGTCCGAAGCAGTGATTCTACTGCTGCGGAGGATGGGCTTTAGAGAGAACGCGAGCAAGACCCATACTTCCGGGCCTTTTCGTGAGAGCTGTGGTGCAGACTGGTTTGGGGGTGTAGACGTTCGTCCGTATAACTTGGATGACCCTCTAGATTCTATTGAGAGCCATTTCAAGTTCCTTAACGCAACGCGGAGCAAACCCTTGTGGGGTTCATTCTTCGAGCCTGTGCGGGAGTTCATCCTCGACAGGTTACCGCATGATTTCCACTTCTACCGACCCTTTGCGGGGCCTGTAGATACTGGACTTGACTGCGACGATGCGTTCCTTACCTGCAAGCATGTCAGATACCTTGGTTCTGGTGTCTGGCGCTGGCGGGAGTTGGCACACGCCGCTGCCCCTGATAAAGGGGTTTGGCTGTGTGAGGGCCTCCAGGTCGCCCTGGAGTGGTACGCTGCGTTTCAATCCGTAAACGGATCCACGCCGTACACCTTGCGTCGAAAAACGCGAACGACTGTGCGATGGGAATCGCACAGCGGGGCCACCTCACGGTGGGTACCCGGCGCCGGTCGCTGTGAAGCGTCTGGTTGGTCTTCTTAACTCCTTTCATTAGGCGTTGAGTTGTTG